GCTGATACTGAGGGTTTCCGGATCCTCTGCGAGCGATTCTGGCTGTTCGGCAGCTGCATCGAGAGTCACAGGAAGTAGCTGGGGGCTCTCTGAAGAAGGTAATAGCAGCTTTCCCTCGCGCCATTGTTGTCGCCATTTGAACAACAGATTGGCGTTAATGCCATTTTCAAGAGCAAGTTTTGAGATGGATATCCCGGGTTCACAGGAGGCAGCAACGAGCTGCTGTTTAAATTCGGGAGGATAATTAGGGCAGCCTTTTCGCCTGCCGGGATTCACATTTTTCTGCATATCTGACACTTTGGTTCCCACTACTTATTTGGTGGACACCACTTTGTCTAATTCGTCAGATTCTGACCAGACGGTTCAGGCTGTACGCTTACCGTCAATGTTCTTACTGATGTATTTCGCGATGTAGCTTGTCGGCGTTCCTTTGCGCGGGTTTATCAGCTCATATTTAAAGCGTGGACCAGTGTTATTACCCAGTTCCTCGCGGTCTTCACGGATGGCAAACTTACGCAACAATGCAGTAATGGCGCGGCGGTCTTTTTTGCGCATAAAACACAACAGGTGCCAGTGAACTGTACCGTCATGATGCGGCTCAGCCACCCGCACGCCATACCAGCGCAACCCGGCTTTGTGCATCGCCTTACGAAATGCAGCAAACATGCCGACCAGATAATCGCTGCTTTGTCTTACCGTCGCATTTGTCCAGGTTGGGTTTGGTCTGCCGTTATTGAGCGTGGAATGGAAACGTGACGGACAGGTAATGGTGTAGAAAACGGCGCAGTCACCGCGCATTTCCGCGATAAGCTCCAGACCTTTAACACAGGCCATCATCTCATTGCGGCGGTGCGCCGGGTTGCTGCTGCTGGCGTTTACCACGTCTTCCATATCCAGCGTGTCGCCCTCTTCGTTCACCAGTTCATGAGAACGGAAAAACTCCAATGACTTGCGGCGCTGCTCACGTTTATGCATCACGGCTTCATAGCTGACATAGGGAGATGCTTTTTTGCTGACCAGGCAGACAGCACGCAACTGCTCTTCCCGCCATTCGCAACGCATTTTCCATAATTTCCGGTACCACCAGTCGGCGCACAACATACGCGCCAGCGAACCCGGAATGAGTTCATAGGGCACGGGTTTACGGCGGTTTCTTTTCCGACGGAGTTGCTCAAACGCAGGCGGGATGACATCCAGACGCAGGGTTTCCGCTGCCACCTTTTCCCATGTCTTGCGGATTTCTTCTGGCTTAACGTCATCGGTGGCATACAAATCACCACAAGCTGCATCAAGGCACATGCTCATATGCGCAGCGACAAGGGTAGACAGGCGTTTCACCTGATCCTGACTCATTTCAGGCAGAATCAGCAGGCCGTCCAGCCCTACATGGCTTGCCATAAAACGAAAAGATGCAGATAGCTGGCTGTCGCGTACATGCTCCAGTCGTTCCAGACATGGCTTAATCGTCTCACGTAAATAGCGGGAATAAGCCTTTGGCCTGCCCAGGCTGCTGAAGTATTCAATACGTTGCATCAGCGGCTTGCTGATATGGGAAGGCTGAGCGTTGACGTCCGCCAGAATGACCATATCCGGATTAAAACGCTGCTGCTCATGCGCCAGCTTTGCCCGGCTAATGAGCTTATCCTGCTCCATTTCGTGCTGGACAGGATCACGTGATTCATAAAAAAAATAACGCTCCCAGACCTGATCACTCAGTGCCTCGCGGCGCAACTGTTCCTGCTCGTTATCGGCAGCGTACAGAGTGATCAGGTTTGAAAGCGCAGAAACCGGCGCAACTTCCGCCGGGTCCAGATAAGGGTTAATGGCCTTTTTCGGGCTGTTCCATGAGAACGCTGCGGCAGCCTCGTTAAAGCCGCAGCAGTTGTTCATATCGGCATGGCTCATGCACGTACTCCGTACACGGCAGAACTATCCACGCCACGCGAATAATCAAATCCCACCCAGCAGCGCGGCCCGGAAACAGCAATGATTTCTGTTGCTGATTTACCCTCGCCAGCTGCCACACCGATGCTGCGTTTTACCTTGATATAGTGGTGAGTAAAATTGCAATACAGCGAACGGATCAGGGATGTGTCACTGTTAGAAACAATGACCGGATGTCCTTCTGATGACCGATGTTCAAGAACGGATGCTAGGTGATACTGGTCATCTTCAGTGAAACCATCAGTGTGATAGCCGGAAAACGTACCGTCATACGGTGGATCGCAATACACCACATCCCCCGCCTTCAACATCGCCAGCGTTTCATCAAAGCTGGCGCAGATAAACGTTGCTCGCTGGGCTTTTTCTGCAAATGCGCGAATTTCTTTTTCAGGGAAATACGGATTTTTATAATTGCCGTAGGGAATGTTGAAATGCCCGCTCTTGTTATAGCGACATAAACCACGGTAACCGTGACGATTGAGATACAGGAAATATACCGCTTTCATGAAATCAGTAATTTCAGTTGAGTAATTAAACTCCTGCCTTATGTTGTAATAAGCCACCTCCCTGTTTGCGATCTCAAATAAAACTCTGGCGTGAAGTGGTCAACAAAAACTGGCCACCGAGTTAGAGTTTTTCCAGTATCGATTTTCCGATTCGTTTGGGGGTAACCCACCGTTATATTCGTGCGGTCTTAGTGCGCTGTAATATCCAACGATATAGTCCGTTATGGCGTGAGCTGCCTCGCTGAAGCTTACGTAACCCACCACCGGCATCCATTCGTTCTTCAGACTCCTGAAGAAGCGTTCCATTGGGCTGTTATCCCAGCAGTTTCCGCGCCGGCTCATACTCTGTCTGATCTGGTATCGCCACAATAACTGCCGGAACTGCCTGCTCGTATAATGACTGCCCTGATCGCTGTGGAACATCACCCCGCCGGGCTTACCACGGGTTTCCCATGCCATTTCCAGCGCTTTCATGGTGAGCCTGCTGTCCGGCGAGAACGACATGGCCCAGCCCACTGGTTTTCTTGCGAACAGGTCGAGAACAACGGCGAGGTACGCCCAGCGCTTACCCGTCCAGATACAGGTCACATCACCGCACCACACCTGATTTGGCTCGGTCACGGCGAACTGCCTTTCAAGGTAGTTAGGGATAGCAACATGTTCATGACCACCACGTTTATACCGGTGAGTCGGCTGCTGACAGCTGACCAGCCCCAGCTCTTTCATGAGCCTGCCAGCAAGCCAGCGTCCCATCTGGTAGCCTCTCCGGGTTGCCATTGTGGCGATGCTTCTTGCTCCGGCCGAACCATGGCTGATGCCATGTAGCTCAAGTACCTGACTGCGTAATACAGCCCGTCTGCCGTCTGGTTTTTCAGGACGGTTTTTCCAGTATCTGTAGCTGCTGCGATGAACCCCGAACACTTGGCAGAGTGTGACCACAGGATAATGCGCTCTGAGTTTCCCGATTATCGAGAACAGTTCAGGGAGTCTGACATCAAGAGCGCGGTAGCCTTTTTTAATATTTCATTCTCCATTTCAATGCGTTGTAGCTTTTTCCTCAGCTTACGTATTTCGATTTGTTCTGGTGTTATCGGAGAGGCTTTTGGTGTTTTGCCCTGACGCTCATCACGCAGTTGTTTGACCCATCTTGTCATTGTGGAAAGGCCAACATCCATAGCTTTGGCGGCATCTGCCACCGTGTATTTCTGGTCAACAACCAGTTGAGCGGATTCGCGTTTAAACTCTGCGCTAAAATTTCTTTTTTTCATTGGAGCACCTGTGTTGTTCTGAGGTGAGCATATCACCTCTGTTCAGGTGGCCAAATTCAGTGTGCCACTTCAAAGCAGCCAGATTTCTGGTGCGGTTAATAAATGAGGCTGAGCTGGGTTCAGCTTGTTCCGCAGAATCTGCACATTCATGCCTGCACGTTCTGCCAGTTGCACCAGATTGTGGCGCAGTGCAAATGCACGACAGGCTTCATCAAAATATGGATGTTTGGAAACTTGGTAATCAAACATGGTCAATGCCTCTGATGTATTTCAGAATCGAACTAATTAAGGTTTAGATTGCATTCTGAAAGCGCATCAACGGTCATTGCTGCTATGTTGATCATCACTTTTTCGCGTTTTTTATCTTTGCGCAGACGGTGACGGATAAGGCGTCCATCAGCCAACATGTCATTGATGGTATCGATGGATAGCCCTGTCAGCTCGCTATAGCGTTCAATAGTCACATGAGGCGTGGTAAGAGTGATTGAAATGTTAGGTCTCATGATGCAACATTCCTCGTTTAATGATGATTAATCAGGACGAATACGGATCGTTTGTATTTTGTGAACACCATAAGCATACGATCGCACAGTGAAATCATCAAGATAAAAGTTCACTTGGAGTGACCATGAATTTGGAGAAAGGCGGACGAGGCGCCATAGAGCGCATGGTAGAAGCTTATGGATTCAAGACTCGACAGGCGTTGTGCGATCATTTAGGAATCTCTAAAAGTACACTCGCCACACGCTACATGCGTGACTCATTCCCAGCAGAATGGGTAATCCAGTGCGCCCTTGAAACGGGCACCTCGCTTAATTGGCTCACAACCGGACATGGTTCAAAGCAAACTTCAGGTAATACAAATACTATGGAAGTTGCTAAATATGTATTATCTGATGGTGCCTTGCGTGAAGACGGTTTTTATATTTTTGATAAGGGATTTCTACCCTCTACGTTCAAAAAACCTTTTGTCATCACAGATAACAATTCTGAATTTATTTGTGATAAAGAATTTGATGACATACGTGATGGTAAATGGGTAATAAGTATTGATGGCGAAGTAACGATCCGTGACATTACTCGTTTACCCGGTGGAAGAATCTTCGTCGAGGGTGGAAACAGAGCCTTCGACTGTAAGATAGAAGACATTGAAATAATTGGTAAAATTATAAGTTTAACAGTTAAATATGTTAGATAATACCGGGAGGATACTATGCTTGGTAAAGTATTTTTTGTGGTTTTATCATGCTCTTTGTTATTAAGCCCACTAACTACCTATGCTAAAAATTATCCTTGTTCTGGGAAAAAGGGAGGTGTCTCTCACTGTACCTCCGATGGAAAATTTGTTTGCAATGATGGAACTATTAGTAAATCCAAAAAAATCTGTACTAAAAACTCACGATAACTTTTGCTTTTATATCTGCGTCTAAAATAAAAATGAGCCGCAGGTTAACCGCAAAAGTTACATGCTCACATAGCAAAAAGAATAGCCAACTTCATTATGGCTTCAGTGAGATGTATGGTCGTAGGATTTCATACATTGACACTGGTTATACATACAGTAAAAATACTCTCTACTGGAGGGCATTTTTTATGGCAGTACGAAAACTCACCACTGGGAAATGGCTTTGCGAATGTTACCCTGCCGGACGAAGTGGGCGTCGTGTGCGTAAACAATTCGCCACCAAAGGCGAAGCACTGGCTTTTGAGCGCCACACGATGGAAGAAACCGAAGCAAAGCCCTGGCTGGGTGAATCAGTGGATCGTCGAACACTGAAAGACGTGGTTGAGCTATGGTTCAAACTACATGGTAAATCTCTGACAGCTGGGCAGCATGTCTATGACAAATTGCTGTTGATGGTTGACGCTCTGGGCAATCCTCTTGCAACCGATCTCACCTCTAAAATGTTTGCCCACTATCGAGATAAACGCCTGACAGGCGAGAGCTACTTCAGCGAGAAATGGAAGAAAGGAGCAAGCCCGGTCACCATTAACCTGGAGCAAAGCTATCTAAGTAGTGTTTTTAGCGAACTATCCCGTCTGGGCGAATGGTCGTATCCGAACCCACTGGAGAACATGCGAAAATTCACCATCGCAGAAAAAGAGATGGCATGGCTTACCCATGAGCAGATTGTTGAATTGCTGGCTGATTGCAAACGTCAGGACCCAATTCTGGCACTGGTAGTTAAGATATGCTTAAGCACAGGCGCACGCTAGCGTGAAGCCGTAAATCTTACCCGCTCACAGGTGACCAAATACCGAATTACCTTTGTCAGAACGAAGGGGAAGAAAAACAGAAGCATCCCTATCAGTAAAGAGCTTTACGAAGAGATCATGGCGCTTGATGGGTTCAATTTCTTCACAGACTGCTATTTTCAATTTTTATCCGTGATGGAAAAAACGTCTATCGTGCTCCCTCGCGGTCAACTCACACACGTTCTGCGCCATACGTTTGCGGCGCACTTCATGATGTCGGGTGGAAACATTCTGGCCTTACAAAAAATTCTCGGACACCACGATATAAAAATGACTATGCGTTACGCACATCTGGCACCGGATCATCTGGAAACGGCGCTCCGTTTCAATCCTCTGGCAACGCTGCCAAGTGGCGACAAAGTGGCGGCAGCGGTTGGCATTACCCCGTAA